ACTTATTAATATCTAGGGGTTCACGCGTTCCTTCACGCTTCGTTACTTGGATCATCTGTTCTCTTTCTTATACCAATAGTGCCGTCATCGGCAACAGTCCACACTAGTTCCGTGGTTTCGTCCCAACCCATCTCTTTCATGAGATCATCAGGTAGTTCTATCTATAATTCGCCGTTCTCGTCTTCTTTGACAAGTTGTATCATGGGAGTTTACTCACAAAATCATCCCATGCCTTAATACCTTCAAGTCCTTTGACAATATCAGGGAATTGTTGGCTAATAATCCACCAGCATTGTTGTGCAACTATGCGATGTTCTTTCTGAGTTGCATTATCCATACGAAGTTGGCAATAGTGAACCCATGAACGAAGCGAACCAGACATAATCATAACTGATTCAGTCAGACCTTCAGGCAGTACTGCACGAGCTTGTTCTTTAGCAATACCGTTTTCTATTGCCCAGTTGTAGGTGTCTTTGGCTGCATAAAGGGCATAGTCTTGCATTGCTTGCCATTCATCAGCCAATCTCTTTCTATCTTGGTCCAGTTCAATCGAGTTCTGCCTATTATTTGCATCTTGAAGTCTGGCTTCTCGCTTAACAAATCCAAGATCCTTTGTTGGATCGGCGTAACGCTGAGAGTATTCTTGGAATGAGAAAGAACGATGTCTAAGAATTTGTCGAGCGATATCTCGAGTTGTTCTGATTTCAAGTGAGACATGAACCATCTCCAAAGGCGACCAATGCTGGTTCTTGATAAGATACTGCACCAACTTAGGAGCTGTAGCAGTATTGTTTTGGTTAGATGGATTGGATACTCGTGCTGCCCATGCAATTAGTTCATTGGCAGTTTTACAACCGGTGTATTCTTCACTCGGTTGTGTAATACCGACTAGATTCACTTCCATAAAGTCACTTTCTTATAAATAATTTAAAGGAGAATATACCATGTTTCATACAATATATCAAACTACAAATAATGTAAATGGTAAAATATATATCGGTGTTCATAGTACATTGGATATTCATGATTCATATCTTGGATCTGGCAAAAATCTCAAAAGAGCAATTAAAAAACACGGTAAAGAAAACTTCAAGAAAGAAATATTACATATTGTAGGTTCTATAGAAGAAGCGTATAATATTGAAGAGAAAATAGTCAACGAAGATTTTATTTCTAGAGATAATACTTATAATGTAAAAATTGGCGGCGATAGAGGTCCAAGAAACGCTGGAAAAAATAATCCAATGTATGGCAAAAAACATTCACTAGAAACAAGAGCAAAAAACTCTGAAGCTAGAAAGGGTCAACATGCTGGAGAAAAACATCCATTATATGGTATAGGCCATTCACAAGAAGCAAAAGAGAAGATAAGACAAGCAAGACAAAATACTACCCATTCAGATGAAACTAAAAAGAAAATGAGCGAATCACATCTAGGGAAAACTCCATGGAACAAAGGTAGAATTTTATCAGAAGAAACTTGTAAAAAGATGAGTGAACTGGCTAAAGACAGATGGACTAAATTAAAAAATTAATATTTACTCAAATCATGATCTCTTTGCCACTCTTCGTTGGTCATCGAGTATCTTACCCAATTTTTCTATTGTATCTTCGAGTTTCTTAAGAAGTTCTAGTTTCTGAGGATCATTCATTATATCTTCAGCTTTAAGCCCAGCAATTTTTGCTTTGATAAGATCATACTGACCTAATAGTATGTTACTCATTGTCAATTCCTCATATCCCAATCACGCCACATAACCTCTTGAATATGCTTAATGATTTCGGCTTCGCCGGGTTCACATTCGAATAGTTTATGCTCTAACCATTCCATGGCAGCTTCATATGAAACTTCATCACTCATAGTGTACGCTCTCGCACATATGAAGTTTCATATGAATTAATAGTATCAATCTTATCATTGATTTCAGCAAGAGTTGTAAACTTAGACTCAAGTTCTGACATGAAATTAGTATGCTCAGGAATCACTCGAGGATTTTCCAGCATTAGGTCGATCTCAGCACGTGCTATTGCCTGTTCACCAAGCAGTTTAGCTTGCAGAGCTGATATAAGATGTTTCTTCATAATATTATCCTTCGGGTGTTAACGTTTAACGGTCTTTGCGCCATAATGCAAGATGTAGTTTTGCTGTAGGGCCGACGTAAGTACATTCATTAATAATGTCCTTCACTTTATCTATATTATAGCCAGAAAGGACCATATCATTGATGTCCTTCTGTTCCATAGCTGTTGGCCAGATACACACTTTGTATCCTGCATCGATGGCCTTCTCAATATGTTTTACTGTGTCTTTGTTTCTTGGTTCATTATCATATACTACAACAAAACGGTCTTTTTGTACATCTAATAATTGCAATGGGCTAATAAGATCTCCACCCGCAGATGCAATACCATTTGGTAAGAATAATGAGTCAATGGGTCCTTCCACCACATATATATCTTTAGATGGATTCATAGTATCCAAGCCGAAGATCTTTGGTTGATCTTCGTTTAATATAATTGTGATGTACCGAATGCCTGTCTTCTTAAAAGAACGACCTTGGAATCCAAATAGGTTCTTATCCTTGTCAAGGAATGGAAGGATCAGACGTGGCTCATCATTCTCCACATCCTCAAACTTATCAGGCAACATGGTATTGACCCATGTCTTAAACTTCTTGACATAAAATAGTTTGTGATGTGTATCAGGAGGGATTAGTCTCTTAGATATATATTGCTTGACCGGATGTTCTGCCTTAAGTTGTGAAACCTTTTGCAGATCCTTGAGACCGGTATTCTTGACAAAGACAGGTGTCTTCATCTTATCAACAAACTCTTGTACTTCATCCCTGTGACTGTTCTCGACCATCCTCTCCTTGAGATACTCAGTATACAGCGCAGGGTCAAGTGTCTTGATAAACCATGAAAGGCCCATCGATGCATTGCAATTATGACAGAAGAACTTCAGCGCACCCTTACGCATGTATACGTACCCACGAGTCTTGCGTGTATCCTTTTGGGAGTCGCCACATATAGGGCAACGGAACTTATAGGTGTTTGCATTAACTCTTGCAAACCGTTCTAGTCTAGATGACAAGAGATTGATATACTTATGTTCTAACCAAAGCATTGATATTCCTTACAACTGATATAGCCATTATACACAGTTGTGGAATTTTGTACATCTATTAATGCGTTATTGGAAAATTGTACCCCATGGTACTAATGTAATAATACCGCCTACAATAGCAGATCCGCCGATTACAGTCCACATCCATTTTTCCATAGTAGTAATACGTTCACTCAGAGTATTATACTGCTTTGTTGACTCTGCTCTCATCTCTTTGAGTTCTAACATAATCTCATCATATTGATCGTCAATTTTGTCTTTGACCTCACGTTCTCCTGAAGAGATTCTTTCGTGTAAAGTTTTTACTTTATCATCTGTTTCCACTCGACGTGCTTCCACTATATCTGATAGTTGTTTGCTTATAATTTCTTGAGAAGACAACTTAGTTTCATGTACAGCAAGAAGATTAGATACGCTACTTGAAATATCTGTAAGTTTATCAATGGTTGCATCAAGACGACTAACAAGTGTACTGAAGACAGCCATATCTTGTTTTAAATGCGACACATCTTCAGTTAACTTGTCGGTCTGTTGCGCGGCCATTACTCGGTAGGCTCCGTGCTAGCTTTAAGTGCAAGAGCTGCACCCCCTGCTGCAAGTACAGCCCCTAGACCAATACCCCATGTTGATGCATCAAATGCTGAACCACGATAGATATCATAAATTGATAGGCCAAAGAAGATTACTACGCCTTGGGCCCACAAAATTCTTCCAAGATCAAGTGTTTTATTGTCTTTTCCAGTAAATGTCTGAAAGATAAGATCTTTTAACTTTTTAAACATATATCAGACTCCGTAAATAAACGAAATCATAATTTAGAAGGGACCGAGATCCTCATTGCTTTTTTTGTATTTATCAACTATTGCCATTATCTCAATTTCATTATCAGTCTCAATAGATTCGGCTTGTGTTTTTTTCTTTCTGCCAGGGCGACCTTTACCGGCTGCTACCTTGACTTCTGCCACTTCTTCTTTAACATCTTCAACAGGTTCTTTAACTTTTTTAACATTTTTTATAACAACATCATTTAGTTTTTCGGCTTTAGCTTCGGCAACTGCTTGAGCAAATACAGCATCAATATCTTCAACAGTAAATTTTCCATCACGGTTTATATCAAAAAATCCAAAAAACTTTTTAATTTGTTCCCACATTTTTATCTCCATTACTTTTTTGGTTGTGTAATAGCTAATTTTCTAGCAACACTAAGCGGCAATCCATCTTTAGATAGATTTAATAATCCAAGTGCAGCAATCAACATTAGCATTGTTTTATCGTCTTTACCGCCTGCACGATTCAAAGAGTTAGCAATAATATTGACTAGGTTATCCTTTGACGGAATTTCTTCTTGATCTGGAACAACCTCAAAGTCTTTAAACTTTTTCATTTTTTTTCTGCCGCTGTTTTATCTATAGCACTTTTATTATCGGTAATCCACTTTTGAAGTGCAATCAGCTGATCAGCGTTTTGCTCGCATCTGGAGTAATTGCTGAAGATGGTGATAAGGGCTTCATTGTCTTTAATTCCTGAGGGGGACGCATCAGAAGCTCTGGCGGGGTCGGCATCACCGGATATGGCACTAATGTCGTGCGCGTACACCCAGCCGTTAGACATATTATGCTGAGCAGGAACAGATTTTGTAGCGAGGTCACGGTATACATATTCCTTTTCTCTTATAATATTAGTTCTATCAATGTACTTAGTAACTACTTTGTTACTTATATCGGCATTTTTCTTTTCAAGATCAGTGATTTGTTTGTTTGCAGTTGCAGAGAACTTTGCAAGTTCAGCTTCGGCATATGCTGATCCTTTCATATAGCCATAGAAGAATACTCCAGCAATGAGCGCTACTCCTGCGAGTAACTTGTATGGCAAAGGAATCATACTAAACATGTTATTTTGCCTTAAAGTTCTTGAATCTTTTCATTGGTTGACCAAATAGTCTTTTATTCTGTGGATCTGCTACATTAGTGGCAACGTTCACAGGAGCTTCTTCTTTCATAGCCCAGGCATATTTGCCAGCTTTAGCTTCTCTTTGTGTAGGATATACGTCAGAGTAGTCATGTCTATCAGTTGTACTACGAGATACCCAGCCTTTAGGATGTTTAACGATTTCTCGCTTACCATCACTGCTTGTATAACTGCTGCCGTATTTATCTTTTACCCACTTTGTTTCTTCCGACATCTCACCTTGCATATAGTTAGAAGCTGTGGTAATGTAGTCTTCGGCCAGAGTAATCTTTGACTGTACCCATTCCGGAATATTTGTGTCACGCTCTAACATATCGTGGATACGTTGTGCATTGGCAATGATAGACTTAAGTTGTGACATAGCCATATCACCTTCATAGTCATACTCTTGCTTTTCTTTGGCCATCAGATCTTCCTTAGTAACTTTACAATGTTCTCATCCATAGGGATATCAGAACTAATGATTGTCTTATTCTCTACACCAACGCCGGTTACTTTGTCTGGTAAAAACCCCAATAAAAGAATAAATGGCTTCAACAAGTGAAGATGGCCGTTTAACTTAAAGAATAACATTTTTGTAGTAACTGGACCAAATACATTATACAAGATAATGAGATGATTCAGTATCAATCTTTCTTTAAGTTCACCAGATTCTTCATATCGATTAAACAAACGTTTAATATACTTAAACCGTGATAAGTCTTCATAGAATTCTAAAGTATCAAAACACTGTGGGTTGTCATAATGTTTCGCGGCATATAGCATAAAATTAGATTCATCAAGTTTATCAATCATTCATTTTTCATTTTAATAAGTGTTAAGCGTTGCACGTTTCCATGTATTAGTAGCCGTGCATACATATATGTATGAAGCATCCCAAGTAATCTGTCCAGCAGTTCCAGTGGCATTATTTGCTTTTGTAGTTAGTGGAGATGAAAGCAATCCGGTTATCGTAGCATTTCCATTAACTTGCAAAGTATCAGCATTAATTGATTGACTATAGTCAATTGCGGCTAGTGATGTACCGGTAAATGTAGAGTTTGTTTTATCATAAACGGAATGGAGAATAGAATAAAATCCACCAAAAGTA